TGTCATCTATGCCTTGGCCATCCATAACAGCGTTAGCAACTGCGTTCTTTTGTTGTAAAGCCTCGTACTGGCGCTCTTCAATCGAACCTGCCACAAGTATATCTTGTATAACAATAGAAGGCCACGTTGACGAGGCGCGTTTTATTCTTCCGTTTCGTTGAGTCGCTGTGCCGCTACTCCAAGGGAGGTCAAAGTTAACCAAAAGATTAGCTGCAGGTAGGTCAACCCCATAACCGCCAGCGTCACTAGAAATAAGGACCCGTATATTAGGATCGGTGTTGAATTGAACTTTATTAAGTTCTTTAGTTTTTGCATCTAATTTACCAGAGTACTTTCTACACATATCTGTGCCTAGTGCTTCTTCTACTTTATCTAACATGTCTACGTAGGTGGCAAATATAACAACTTTGTTTAAATCGTTCTGGTCTAAAAAGTCTTTTACATAAGAAACTAGGTAGTCTAGTTTTGCGGAGGCGTCTACGCCCTCTAACAGGCCCTCTTCCATTAGTTGATGAGCATAGGCGGAGCCTTCTCCCATTAACTGTTTAAACTTGTTACTACTAGTCTTGAGTAAGTCTGAGTGGGAACACAACATCTTTAATGCTCCAATTTTAGACATAATCTTTCCACGCATTTCGTCCTCAGGCCCGCCAGCAGCACGCTCTAACCCATAATGAGAAAACACATTAAAGCTAGAACCGAACATTTGCTGTGCGTCATCTAGATCCTGTTGTAAGTCTTTTACTATCCTTACGTAAAGTTTGGCACCTTTTCTATCTAAAGGAATACGTATCGGTTCTTTATGAATAGTATCTGGAAGATAAGGAGCAACGTCATCATCTTTTTGTGTTTTACGAACAGACGCTTCTTTAATTCGTTCATGTAATAGGGGAAGATTCCTGTAACGGTCGACGCCGCCCCAATGATTGCGAACAATAAATGCCTTGTCAAAGATGTCAAACCTACCTAATAAGTTTGCATCAACAAACTGCATAATGCTATAAAGTTCTTCTGGCTTACCGTTTTCTATAGGCGTGCCAGTTAAAGCAAAACGATACTTAGAGTCTGTTAGTTTTTTGACTGCTCTTGATCTTTTTGATCTAAATGATTTGATTGCAGTGGCTTCGTCAATAACAACAAATCCCCTAGGAAGGTTGGCGATGTATTTCCAATCGTTAACAACCTGTTCATAATTGAGGATAATGTAATCGGTGCTGCTCTCCTGCCAATTTCTGGCAAGATCGTACTGCTCTGCTCTCTTCTTTGGCGTTCCATCAATAACCAAAGCTTTTGAAGATCCATTTGTAAACTTCTCAATCTGGTTTGCCCATTGGTACTTTAAACTTGACAAACATATTATAAGCCCAGGTTCTTTGATTTTGCCCTCATCCATCAGTTGCTCAATAGCTGCAATGGTTATAACCGTTTTTCCCAAACCTAAGTCGTAGGCAACAAGCATCTTTTGTCGTTCTATCATTTTAGTTACAGCTTCTGGCTGATATGGCAATAAGGTTCCTGAAAAGGTCATTTTACTAAAGACCCCTCGATCTCCTCAATAATGGCTTTTGCTGTAATAGTTTCGTTCATCCATTGATACCTAGGCTCTAAGGTGTAAGACCTACCTACCTCAACAGGAGAGCGCAAACATCTGTTTGAGTAAAGATTTAAAGTTTCGTTTACTTGGTATTGTTTAAATACTATGTTTTTGTCAGTTTTAAACTCTACAAAAAACAAAGGGTTGTTTTTAATTATAGTTAAATAAGGTGTGTGTTTGGGAACCATATAATTTAAAACAAATGGCCGGTACCACTGTCCTATATCAAACTCTCCACACACAAGCATGGCTCCATCAGCTGGTGAAACTGCTGGTAAATACGGCGCTGTAAAACGTGCAACTACAGGCTCACTAGCAAAGAATAACCAAGAGTATGTTGGCTCTATATCAGAGTATCCTTCTAAGCTAGATTGCCTTGGGGAAACAAAATCGTATGGGCGGTTAAACCAAGGCCAATTAGTAGTTGAATGAACTTTCTCTAAATCAAATGTATAGTTTTCAGTTGCGTTTACTGAATACACATTCTTTAACATTGAGTTATGGGCAGGACAGGCGAATGAACTTTGTGGTTGAGACGCTTTAGCTTTGTTGTCTCTTAACATGTTTAAAACACTTGTTGGCTCAGCAAAGTTAAAGTTTAAAGGGGTATTAATGTTCCCTTTAGGTATAGCTGGAGATGCCCAGTAAACGGTTATATCGTTAGACATCAAATTAGACTTTTCATTCTATTTTTAACTAACATATTTAAATCCTCTAAAGAACCGCTGTTAGCAAATATCTGGTCTACTTTATATCCATCTAATTCTGTCTCGGAAATGTGGTTATTGACAGCTAGTACATTAGGACGTTTAACTCTCCATAAAACCCCACCCATTGCCTTAATCTTAGATGCCTCATTAATAAACCTAACGTCTGTTACTACTACGTTTTCATCCGGAGATACGTCTTTTAATGCGGCATCAACCCAAGCGTCTAATCCAATATTGTTTCGAATAGCTACGCCTAAGTTTTGAAGCAAAGCTCGTACTTCTTTATTCTTCTTTGCGTCGTCCCAACCTTCATCATTTACCAGGTCTTTTACGGTTATGTCTTTGTAATGAACGTCTACCATTACTACGGGATCTATTTCATAAAGCACTTCTCGTACTTTATCTGCAAAAGCAATGCGTCTAAACCCATACTCTTTCATTAATATCTTTGCTACTTCATCTTTTCCCGACCCCGCGTACCCTGATAACCCAATAATCATATGACAGCCTTAACCCCTCTTACATAGTGCTTTGCAGACTCAATGCCAACAAGTATCTCTTCTTTACTCATAGCGCCAACGTCTTTCATATCAGTATTAGAGTAGTTAAAGAATCTACCGTCAATACCCATACTTTTACATGCATTTAAGATCTCTAATGAAGACTTACGACCTGCGTCATCATTGTCTAATGCAAACAACACTTCTTTAGCAGATCTAATAAGATTAATTTGATGTGCAGAAACTATGGCACCGTAGGTGCTTACGCCACCAAACACACCAACTGATAAAAGCCTAGCAACATCTAATGGTGACTCTACTACGACCATACGAGGTAAACCTTGATCTACAAATTGTTTATAACCAAATAAACATTTGCTTTTTTGAATACCAGTAGGCCAATTCTTAAAATACCTAGTTCCGTGGCCCTTCTCTTGCCAACCTAATAAGCTTTTAGTTATTGGATCTCGTATTACTGTAATCCAAGATTTAGATTGCTCAGACCATTTAATTTCATAGTATTGAGCTGCTGCTAAAGATATACCTCTATCAGACAATGCTTCTTGAGGAGGGTCTACAAATGCGGCTAACATAGATTCTGTAATTGGTTGGCTTTGTGTCTCAACTTCTTTTTCTACTTTAAGCGCTTTTGCTAATCTTTCATTTAAATCGTTGTAACCCTTATTAATCCAAGTTTGAGCCTCTTCATAATTAATGCCCTGTACATGTTCAATTAAAGTCGTTAGCCCACCCTTAAACCCACAAGAAAAACATATATGCATGCCCGTTTCGGAGTTAATCCACCAAGATGGGTTGCGGTCTTCTTTTCCAGTTCTTGATAGATGAGCCGGGCAATGGCAAAGGTACTCGTCGTTGTTCTCTCTAATTATGTCTATGTTTAAACGTAATAATAAGTCTTCTATATTAGAGCTCATATGGAAGAACCTGTTCGATTAACCCATCGCCTACCATTTCAGCAAACAAACCTTGATCCCAGTCAAAGTCTAAAGAGACCTCTGCTCTTGGGCAGTTACGGCTTTCTAATATCTTAAGAATGCGAGTAGTGTCTAAGTCTTCTGCTTCTTTTTGTAAACCTAATACAACGTCCGCATCTTGCACGAAAGATGAGGAGTAACCAATGGAGTCAGAGGTAACCTGCCCCTTCTTTGCTTTCCAAGGAAGAGTTTGTGTTGTAATAAATATAGGTTTGTTCATTCGTTGAGCTAAACGTTTTAAAGATCTAGTTATGTTCGTCAAAGCCTGTGGGGTATTGGCTTCACCTGTTTGCTCATCAATCATTAAGTAAACACCATCAATAAATACAACATCAGGTTGAAGCGTTTGTACCTTTCCGGCAATACCTGTAATAGTAGAACCTGCTGCAGAATCTACTAACCAAAACTTATGTTGCTCTGCCATATTCCTTAATATGGTTCTGTATCTAGATTCTTCTTCTTTTGTTAAAGCACCATCAAGAAGCCTTCTGTGAGAGATCTTTGACTTCATTGCATCAAATCTAGATTCTTGTTCAGTGTTGCTCATTTCAAAAGACTGGAACATAGGAACTTGGCCAGCCTTGTGCATGTTTAAAGCAATTTGTAATGCAAGAGTTGACTTACCTGTTTTAGGTGGAGCAACTAAAACAATTAGTTGACCGTTCTGTATACCACCAGTTGCTTGATCAATTCTTGGAAATCCGGTTGGTATGCCACGCAATCCTGGATTTGCTTTT